GACATAATCGGGAGATTGAAAGAAGACAATCCCGAAAAATACCGATTCATCGAATTAAAAGCATTAAACGAAGACGGGTCTTGTATATGGCCTAACAAATATACTCCCGAATTCTTCGAAGAAAGAAGAAAAGAAGTCGGAGACAGAGTATTCGAATCACAATACCAAGGCCAACCATTAGACGAAACCGGAGACTACTTTAACCTAGACAATATTATTTTTGAAGAAACATTCGACACCACCAGCTCATTAATCGTCGGTAAATGCAGAAGCTGGGACTTCGCATACAAAGGCGAAGAACCAGGCAAAGACCACGATTACACAGCATCATGTAAAATGTATCGATTACAAGATGACACTTACTATGTAACAGACATAACAATGGCCCGATACGGCGATGACCTATTAAAAACAGTAAAATCATATGCACGCATAGACACCGCCAACGTACCAATATTAATGGAAACAGGTACTAAAGGCGGAGCAGCACATGAATTATATAATCAATACAGTAAACATTTCACTGGTTTTATGACACATGAATCCGAAGCAATTGGATCTAAAGTTGACCGTGCCAATGCATTCAAATATGCATTGTTGCAAGGTAAGGTTCGGTTTGTATTGAATGATAATCAACGTGAAATATTACTCCGTCAGTTGAAAGGATTCCCATTAGCCCAGCATGATGATTTAATAGATGCATTAGCTTATGCTTTTAATTTTTTAAACAATAAATCAACTGGTGGAGTAAGAACGGGTAATAAACGTAAAAGGAGGCACTTTTAGATGAGTGTATTAGATTCAATAACAGAGTTTCCTAGGAAATTATTTAAACGAGTATCAAAGAATAGTAACGCCAACACTACTAGTAGTATTGGTGCAGGAAACAGTAAATATAATTACATATCACTTCTAGACCGAGACAATACACGTGTATCCTATCATAGAGGCAGACAAATATTAAAAGACACTCAAGTTGGTACAGGTTTTGATATACTCAAATACTTATTATCCAGTAAATCATGGATTTTAACCAATACTGATGAAGAGGATACTGAAATTTTTGATTTTGTAAATGACATGCTAAATGACATGGAAACTAATCCTCGTATGATTGTTAAACAATGTGTTAGTGCATTGATGTGGGGTTTCTGTGTTCATGAGAAATTATATGATTTAAACGAAGATAACCGTATCATTGTCCGGAAAGCGGTACCTGTACATATCAAAACATTACAGGATGAACCATTCCAGTATAACTCTGATGGTGATTTAGAAAGCATACACCAAACCAGTGGAATAGATAATGTTGACATACCTGCAGATAAAATCTTATTATATAGTTTTGGCAGCTTATACGATGAACTCGAGGGATATGGTTTATTAAATGACTTCCTTCCAATCGTTGAAGATAAAGAAAATTTAGTGGATTGGTTAATGACTTTCGCTGAAAGAAACGGTTCACCAACAATGTATGGTAAAACAGACAATCCTACCAGTAGAGATGAAATGTTAGATGCTTTCGATGATGTAAGTGGAGGAGCAACAGGATTAGTCATAGGCCAAACAGATGAAGTAGATACACTAGAATCCACACACAACGGAGAAATATTTTTTAATGCATTACAATACAATGATAACAAAATATTCCGTCGAATGTATATTGGAAACTTATTAATGGGAGATAATAGTCAGACTGGTACTTACGCTCAATCACAGACACAATTAGAATTCGGCAGTATGGTTTTTGATGGAATACTTGATGAAATAGCAACCAGTGTATTCCAAGCACAGTTAATAGATCCAATTGTAAAATTAAATTTTGGAGCAGGTGCTAAATCACCGAAGTTTAGTTTTGATAAATTCACCAGTGGTGATATGCAGAAGTTATTCAGTATTCTTCAACCTTTAATGCAAAATGGTGTTGTTGATAGTGAGAATAGTGCTGTGCATGAAGCTTTAGCCTTATTATTCAAGGTTGAGGCTGGTGTGGAGTATACGAATGAGGAACCGGACATGACCAGTTTGGATGAGGATTATCATATGCAACCTGAAGATGATGATGCCCGTACTCAGAAGATACTGGATAATCTGTCTGGTGTTGATGGTGCAACATTAACTGATGATATACTCAATGAGGTCACTTAAAGATGGTTTCTGTTGATAAGCTCATTAAAGTAGGTGTGAAATATACTGATAATTACTTTGAGCAGTTGAAAAAACTTTACACTAATGCATATAACAAGAATAATACTTTGGAGGAGTTCTTGAATGATACACGAGATTATAGTATAAGTAACCCATTAGAAGCTAACGGTTTCAATGAAACATTAAGCAATATTATTGCAGCGAGTACTAATGATATACGATTCAGCAGACCAGCACAAAAACGGTTAATGAATACCATTATCAAGAACACTACTGGTGAGTTAATAACTGATGTTGGTGATGATGTTAAACAATCAGTAAGAGACATTGTAGCCCGAGGTTATAATACTGGTACTTTGAGTCGTGAGAATGTGGCTAAAGAAATAGAATCCACATTAGATAGTATTAATAATACACGAGCACGTACAATAGCTCGCACTGAAATCAAAAGAGCACAAACCACCAGTAATTATGTTGTTGCTAAAGACCGTGGAGCAAACTGTTATACTTACAAATGTGGAGCATCACCATGCCCTTTATGTGAAGAGGATTGTGGCGAAGTATTCCCAATTACTGATTTGGAGCATTTACCTCCAAGGCATCCTAATTCATATCATAAAGATACAAAGGTATTCACTAGTAAAGGATGGAAAGCTGTGTCTGATATAACTTATGAAGATAAACTTGCTACATTAAACCCTGAAACTGAGCAAATAGAATTCCATAAACCAAAAGGATTAGTCTCTCATTATGAAACCGAATTAATTGAAATAAAAGATAAATGGTTTAACATTCAAATAACAAAAGACCATGATTGTTTTATTCATCAAAGAAGAGATGGAGGAAAACAAGGAAGATATATGGAACCACAATTCCGTAAACCCTCTGAATTAACAAGTGAAAGTAAATTTGTCAGAACAATTTCATCCGACCGTGAATGTGATGAATATCTTAACATTAACGGAGTAACTATTCATAAAAATGATTATGCATTCTTAATGGCATGGTATCTTAGTGAAGGTTCCTGTAATCGTGATAATTATATTGTTATTGCTCAATTAAAATCAGATATTAGAGTTTATTTAAAATCTGAATTAGCAGGGATAGCTGACCGTCTTAATTCTAAATTCTATGAGTGGAAACAAGGCTTTGCATTGAAAAATGATAACTTATTGGAATATTTAAAAGTTTTAGGACATTCTCATGAGAAATACATCCCAAAAGAATTGTTTAAATTAGACAATGAATCATTACAAATCTTTTTAGACAATTACCTATTAGGAGATGGTCATAAAAGAACATCTAAAAAGTATAATAGTGTTGAAGAATGTATTTTCACTTCAAGCACCCGTTTAAGAGATGGAATCTGTTTTATCGCAGTGTTATGTGGGTATAACCCTACCATATATAAACATAGTGAGAAAGGAAAACTTGTTAAACATCATAATGGGGATTATGTACAAAATTATGATATTTGGGGTATCAGATTAAATCGTACGCATTACACTAAGTTTAAATCAGGTATGATGTCTGTTAAAGGATATGATGATATTGTTTATTGTGTCGATTTACCTCCATACCATACTTTGTTAGTGTGTTTTGATGGTAAGACGAGTTGGAATGGTAATTGTATGTGTGGTGTTACATTCCGCAAAGACCCTAATTTTGAAGAATAAAAACTAAAAAGGAGGAATTATACTATTTTAGAAAATACACCTTTTTGGACATCAGGAACAATGCACTTATGGGTAAATAATGAACCTGCAAAAGTTTATGTGCCACCTGACAATCCAAAAACAACCTACAAAGAATTACAATCAAGATTATCAAAGGAAGGTAGTATACCTATAGGGATAGACCATCTTCCGGATAATATAATAGAAGCCAATCCCATATTGGCAAAACTAAACCTATTGGATGTAGGTGAAATCACCAAAATCCAGTACACCGATGACACTATAAAGATAGTCGAGGCAGAATTAACCAATCCACTCATCCGAGAATTATACCAGAACGGAGAACTGGATATGGTAAGTATCGTGGCAAATTCCACAGTTAGTAAATGCCCACGTGGAACTCATGATTACATCGTTGACACCACAGACATTACTAGAGTGGATATAGTAGAAAAAGGAGCATGCTCGACATGCAATATTCCGAAACCACAATCTAGTGATGATACTGTGGTTTACGCACGTTACAACATACAAACAAAGGAGGAACATAATATGGCTAATGAATTAACCAAAGACGACATTAAAACAATCTTTAATGAATGCATCGATGAAAAACTCGCACCAATGCAAGAACAAATCGACACCATCATTAAAGCACAAGATGCATCAGGAGAACATACTGAACCACCAGTAGACCCTATTGATGATGATGTAAAAGCAGAATACGAAAAAGAAATCGCAGACTTAAAAGCAAAAACTGCAAACCTTAAAGTTGACAATCTCATAGCAGCAGGTAAAATATTACCCGCAGATAAAGAAACCCAAGTAGAGTTATGTGCAAGAGAACCAGAATTATTTGATAAATTAATGGAAAATGCACCTGTACTTGTTGATTTAGGTGGTAGGGTATCAATAAAAGCTGATGACTCAGACCCTGAAGGTGATAATGACCCAACACCTGAAGAACAAAACTTACAAAACGTAATAGCACATTTCAACGGAGATGACTAAAAAATGGAATTAGAAAACAAAGGACAATACGGAGTAACACATATCTTCGAAGCAAAACAAGGAAACAGAACCATTGCAACCATCCGTGATGGAGCTGGAAAAAGAACCGGGCCTGCTTATGCAAACGAAATCCATGAAGGAGACAGAGTTAAAATAAGTGGCCCAAAACAAGTTGAAAAATGTAGTGCTGGAGACACAGCAATCGGTATTGCAATCGCAGATTATGACCATGAAGGAGCAATACCAAAAACTGCAGCTAACTGGGGTGATTACGAGAATAACTGTTTTGTAAGAATCGCAACAGGTGCAAGAGTAATCAAAACCGTACAATTAGAAGCAGCTAATAGTAAAATAGTTGCAGGTGACTACATTAAAGTAGGAACCACCACAGTTGATTGTTATGATAAATCCAGTAATGCTACTGATGCAATCGCATTAGAAGATGCTTCTGCAAACAGTGGTGCATTAATCGAAGTAGCATTCGGAGTTATTGGTATAATTTAAAATATGGAGGAATGATTTTTTATGGCACAATTTTTAGATCCAAATTATTTTTTACACAGACAAAATCAAGAAATCTACGCTCATGAAATCGCACATGAAAGGTTATTATTCTTAAATATGTTCCAAACTCATCAAAACGAGACTGGAACTTTCGTGAGTTTGAATAGTGAAGTTTCTGCTGCTAAAGATTTAGCAGATAAAATCATGTCTGAACCAACAAGGTATGGTGAAGGTGTTGATTTCACTAAAATCAAATTTAGTGATGAAATGCCTGAAGCTGGTGTCCTTGGTGGAAGAGGTTTCGCATTTGACTACAGTGACTTATGGGAAAGAAACGGACAAATGTCCAGTACATACCCTAACAGGGTGATTAAATGTATTAGTGCATTATGTATTTACACTGATTTATTAGTGGCTACTACTTTGAAGAATAGTGCAGGTACAGAAGCACCTGAAACCACCGACTGGAGTAACCTTAGTGATATGAATCCTAAACATGATATTAACATGATTCAAAAGAAATTCTTTGAAACTGGTCAGAAGTTACAGGCTACCGATATTATTTTGAACAGTAATGAGTATTTCAATCTCTGTGACTATCTTGATTCATTTGATATACAGTATGATGTTACTAATCTTAAATGGAAAGGTTTGAATTTCTGGAATAGTGAAGGTGTAGTTGCACAAGGGGATTACCTTGCATTATGTAATAAGGTTCCTGCTGTAATCCTTGAAAAATACACTAATCCTAAATATAGTACTATCCAACAGGCTATCGATACTGCAATAGTGAATGGTGATAAGCAGGCATTAACTAAATTACCTGATGCTTTGGTTAATACTAATACTTATAAACCTGAAGGTTACCCTGAAATGAATACTCAGCAATTCTGGTTTAATATGGTTCCTAATGTTGCTAATCGTGAATCAGTTATGGCTGGTACTTTCGGACAATAAAGGATTATTTTAATCCTTTTTTTCATTTCTTTTTTAAAATTATATGGAGGAATAATATTTATGAGTATGAAAGGATGGGCAGAAGCCCAAAACTACCCAGGCGGTATTATTAAATACCTTTTTGATAAAGTCAAATCATTAGATAGTGCGAGTGGTGGGGATGAATCTGATATTGCGGAATTAAAAGAAGTGATTGGTGATGAATCTACTGAAGGCACTATCCTTGCAAGACTTAAAGCATTAGAAGACGCACCCTAAAAAAGGAGGTGTTTTGTTCAATGTCAGATGAAGACAACCTCATTGATGATATTGAAGAAACTCCAACGAATAATGGTGATGAGGATGTTGATCCAACTCCTGGAGCATATTGTAATGTGACGGATGTTGATAGTTTATGCTGTGATTTATCGGATGATGTACCTGAGTCTTTATATGTTACTGCTATTAATAATAGTACTGCTTGGATTAACTTAAATCTAAACCGGAACCGTGTACCCATACCTGTGCATACGGTTATTGATGCTGATTCTGTAGTTACAATTTTTAATACTAATCAAGGTTTAGTGGATGATAAATCTGATTTAAACACTCTCCGTACTGCGGCGGTGTATTATGCTGCTTCTGATGTGATATTAACATTATATCATGGTGAAGATTTACCAGTACAGTTTGATGTTTGGTTTAATAAAGCTCAAAGTTTTTTAGATGCATATATTGAGGCTTACTGGAATAGTGAGGCTGAACGTGATGAGTTGTTGAATAATCAGATGGTTAAGCATCGTCGAGGTTTAACGTATATGGAGCGTCGTGGTCGTAGAAGGAGGTATTAGTATTGGGTGAGATTAAAGATTTCATTGAATTATATATTGCGGATTCCGGTATGATTCCTGAAATATTAGGTGACTTATCAGGTAAACTGCAGGAGAATATTCAAGATGAATTATATCCTGGACATGGTGTTGTTACTCATGATTTACATGATAGTATTAATGGGTCTGTTGTGTCTTCTAATGAGCATGGTGGTGTAATCCAAGCAACAGCAGATGCTCCTTATGCTCCATATGTTAATGATGGTACACCTGCTGTAGAAGGTAAACTCATGAAAATGCCATGGGGATACCGTATGAGCAGAAAAGCATTTCCAGGTTATCATTTCATGGAAGCAGGACTGGAAAAAACGGTGGCGATGTACAGATGAATAATGATAATACTATTGTTGACTTAGACGAAACATGGACTATCCAATTAACCGGCAAAACATTACCAAAATATGGTATAGCCTATAAAGTCAGTAATTGGTTAAAAAACAATCTTGAATCATTAACCGATGATGATAATAATCCCGTATTTAATAAAGTCAATCTTGGTTTTGATGAAAACAATCTTAAAAGTTTCGGAGTCAAACCAGTCTGTGATGTACACATCAACGACTTCACATATGACCCGAACTTCGATTACAGCATGCCCACTACCGTAAACAGTATAATACTTTTCTACAGTAAAGGCACATCTGACAAATCATATCTGAACGCATGCCGAGTACATGATTATATCTTACAAGAATTCCTAACCAATGATGATTTCAAAACATTAGAGTCAACGGTAAGGGATACACATATCACCAATAGTCGATTGATGATACAACCAATCCGTAAAAAATGGGGTGTAATGGGAGCATTCGAATTATCACATCTATTATTCTAAAACAAAAAGATTATGGAGTTTTAAGATTATGGCAAAGAAAAAAGAAAAAAAAGAAGAAGAACCTAAAAAAATGGTCTTCGATTTGGAAAATAGTATAAACCAATTAGAAATTCCAGATATGTTAAAAACTGGATTTAAATTTTATATTGTAAATAATAATATCACAATCAAATCAGAGAATGAATTGGAACGTGAATTAACTAAATTCAAAAATACTAATGCAGGAGAATAAACATTATGGCTGTAGAACCAACTATAGAAGTAACTGAAGAATCAGTTACCATACAAGACAGAACACCAGGAATGGCTGGTCGTATCGCAATAATCGGTGCATTCGACAGTAAAGTAAATAATATTACTGTTGTATCAGATGACACCACTGCACACAGCATTTTCGGTACTACCGAAACACTCAATGCTTTTAAAGGAACTGATGTTATTGATCAATTATTCCTTGGTGCATCAGAATTACTCGTAGCGAACATTACTACCTGGACTGGTGATGATGAAGACACACCAGAAACAGTATTAACTAATCAGAAATTAACTGATGCTTTAGCTAAACTTAAACATGAAACTTTTGATTTATTATTTATTGCTGAAGAGTTAACCGATGAAGCACAAACCATGGTAACTACTTGGTTGAATAAAGAGTTTAAAGATAAATTTGCTCACAGTCAAGTTATACCGTTGCAGAAATCAACTGCTGCTGCTTATGAGGCTAGTATTGCTACTATTGGTAAACAAGTTGCATATATTAATACTCAACCTCTCACTTACAATGGTACCAGTTTAAACTTAAATCAATCAGCTGCGGTGATGGCTGGTATAATTGCTAGTATGGGCGTTGGTGAAAGTTTAACTGCAAAATTATTAGATGGTGTTACTGGTTGTACTGAGTACACTACTGAAACCGGGGATATTGGTGCTAAATTAATGGAATTAAATGTTCCGATTATTAAATGTAGGAATCGTAGGTTAAACCAGTACATTTGTGTTAACAGTATGTTGCCTAATGGTTTGGATATGTATATTAATCGTTCACGTGATTATATTATCAATACTCTTGAAGCGGAGTTATTATTGGGCCAATCTTCCAGTGATTTAACATTGGAAGGAGCACAGATGATAGTTGAGAATGTGCGTAAAGAAGTTGTAGATGATTTAAAAATTGTAGAAGACATTATCTATGAAATAACTAAAGAAGACTCACAGACTGTTGTAATCACATTAACTAAACTTGTATTTAATGGTATTATAACTAAAGTTAAAGTTAAATATTCAATTGAGGTGCAATAAACATGGCAACTAGAAGAGTACAATACTATATTGAATCCACTTATATTGGGTATGGACAGAAAGGAGAATTATCACCGGACATTAGTAATGATACATTACCAACTTTTGATGGGCCTATCCCGGATATTGGTGTTCCCCCATCTTGGGAGTTAACACTTGACCGTATTAGATATGCAGGTAGTGTTAAAGAATTTATTGCAGTTGAACAGTTAGTTTACAGTATGTTGAAAACTCCACGCAATGTTAAAATTGTTGATAAGATTGTATTGGAGAATGGTGAAACTGCGAAAGTTACTGAAATATTGTATAATGCTTCTTTAACTGATAAGAAAGCTACTTTTGATGCGGAAACCCGTACTGCTGAGAATCTTGCATTCAAAGGTACTAAAGTTCGCAAATGGGTTAATGGTCAGGAAATTAAGATTCCAGTTTAAAATTTTTTATATTATATTTTTTTTCTCGAATATTTTTGGGGAGAGTATAAAAAAAGATTATGAATTTCTTTTTTTTATATTCTCCTCTTTTTTTTTAAACAAAATTTAATAAAGAGGATTATTTTTATGTCTGAATTAAAGATTAACGATACAAAAAAACATTTAACATTAGAAGAAGCAATAACACAGGGTGCAGATGCATTAATACCTTATGAATTTGATTATCCGAATAGTGATTTTGTGGTGGAAGTCCGCTTGAAACCAATCACTAACCGTGAATTGGCTAATGCAGACCAATTGGCCAAAGTCAATCCTGATACTACTGTGGATTTGGAATTGTTAAAAATGGCTGTATTCAATACTGATGACACAGCATTCGAAAATGAAACAATTGAAAATTTACCTGCCGGTGTAGTGATGGATTTAGCATGGAAAATCTGTGATATAAGTGGAATTGATTTTAACAAGATACGTGAACGCACTAGTAGTAGTGCTGGATTGGAGGGGTTTTAGATTACCGTAAAGGTGAGTTAAAACACTTAACACACATGTATATTGCGGGTTATAAGTTGAATAATGGTGATATGACTAGTTTAACTAATTTACAGAAATTAGCAGTTATCATCATGAAAAAAGAACGTGATAAGTATTACGGAGAAAACAAGGTAATACCTACCACAGGAGGATAAACATAATGGTGTCTAATAGTACTAAAGTAACTTTAGATGTTGCTGTTCAAACACAACAAGAACAGATTGATGAGTTAGAAGCTCGTATGCGTCAATTACAACAAGAAAAGTTACAAGTGAAAATAGAAACACAATCAGAAGAATTAACCCGTGTTACTCAAGAAATAGAAGACACTAAAAATGAATTAAACCGATTACAAGGTAAAGTTGAAATTGATAATAGTGAAATAGAATCATTGGAATCCGAATTAAATGAAACATTAGAGGTTCTCGATTCCATTGAAGGCGTAGTTGCTATTGATGATTCACAAGTTGAGGAAGTACGAAACCATGCAGACGAATTACAATCACAAATAGAAGAATTACAAGCATCTGTTAGTGTTGATACTACTGAAATGGATGAATTAGAAAGTAAATTAACTGATTTAGAATCAACACAATTAGAGTTAGAACTCAGTGTTAATACATCGGAATTAGAGAATGCTAAATCTCAAATGGATGATTTGAAGAACAGTACTGATTCAGCTGCACAATCTACAAGTAGTTTGGATAGTGCGTTAGGTGCTGTGGCAGGTGCTGCAGCAGCAGCCGGATTAATGGAAATGGTTGATACTGCAGGAAATATTAGTGATTCATGGAATCGGCTCAAATTAACATTTGGTAATATAACTGATGATATGAAAGCAGATATAAATTCTGCTGCAGCTGAAACTGGTCGGTCTGGTGGATTAATAAGAGATTATTTTAATACTATGGGTATTGCTGGAGTAAAAAATACTGACTTGTTAAGTCAAAGTTTCCAATCATTATCTGGTCGAGCATATCAAGGAAAGTATAGTATTGAGAGTATGGAAAATGCTTTGAAGAGAATGGTGATGACTGGTAATGCTGGTGATAGACAATTACAAATGTTAGGTATTACTTCTAAAGATTTAGGTCGTGCAATGGGTGTTACTGGTGAAGAAGCCAAGAAAGCATTTAGTGAATTATCACAAGAAGACCGTTTAAGAGTTTTAACACAAGCAATGGGTGATGGTAAAGCTGCTAATGAAGATTATAAAAATAGTTGGCAAGGTGTTAAAGACCAAGCCTCCGCAGCAATGGCCGGTTTAATTGGTGCTGTTGGTACACCGATTTTGCAGATGTTGATTCCTGCAATGAAAACTACTACTCAAGTAATTAAAATGTTGAGTGATGGGTTTAAATCTTTACCTCAACCTTTGCAGGCGGTTATTGGTGGTATTGGTGCTAGTATTGGTGTTGTCACTGCTTTTGCGGGAACTATTGGTGTTGTTGGTAAGGTCATTGGTGGTTTGAAAGATGGTATTGAGGTTATACGTGGTTTATCTAGTGTGAGTAACTTATTAACTCGAATACCTGGTATATTGTCATCAGTGGCGGGTGGTTTCAGTTCATTATTCAGTATTTTATTAGCGAATCCGATTATATTAGTTGTTGTTGCAGTAGTAGCATTAATCGCAGCATTAGTTTATTTATATTATACTAATGAAGATTTCCGTAATTCTGTTAATGCTGTTGGTGAGGCTTTATGGGGTCTTGGTGAAATCATTTATGGTACATTAGTTGGTGCTTTGGAATGGTTGCAAGGTGCATGGCAGAATACGGTGGACTGGTTTACTAATGGTGCACAATCTATTTCTGATTCGGTTACTGGTGCATTTCAATGGTTAACTGATAGTTTTAATCAGGTAGTTAGTTTCTTCCAAACTTACGGGCCATTAATCGCACAGGTCTTGTTTGTTATGGCTACTGGTGGAATTGGTGCAATTGTTTTATTAGTTGCTAATTTCATGGGAATGCCTAATCAAGTAGGTCAAGCATTACAAAATGTAATTAGTCGTGTTGTTAGTTTTGTATCAAGTTTAGTATCCAATTTCCTTAATGGAGCAAGAAACAGTGTTAACAATTTCATGGGTCAAATAAGAAGCCTACCCGGACAATTCAAAGCAGAATTACAAAGAATGTTATCTGCAGTTAATGAATGGGCTGCAACATTACCACAGAAGTTCTGGGAAGCTGGAGTTAATGCGGTTAAAAACTTCCTGAATGCATTAGGTATTCATTCACCAGGTTTTATGGCGGTTAATTTCCGTGAAGAAATTAAACGTTTAGAAGATAGTGCTACCTATAACAATATTGCGGATAAAATCGGTGGTACTGCAAGAGATATTGTTAATGCTTGGGGTAATCCTGAGTTAGAATATCAATTGAATCAAATACTCGACAAACACACTGATGATGACAGTAAAAATGATAATCAATCACTGATTGAATTATTAAGAGTAATCATTGATATATTACGCAATTTACCTAAACCAGAAGGTGGTTCATTCACATTCAACCATTATGGAGACACAGACAGCGAACAACGCATGGAAAGAATAATCGAAGCAGTACGCAGAGATTTCTATTGGAATAATGAGAAAGCTGGACGAAACATTGAAGAGAAATACGGAGTATGATAATTTATGACATTCTTTGAAGTAAACAAATTACAACTACAAGTAGTTGCTAGCAATGGTTTTGATGTTGATAGTGGATCCAACATTAAAGAAACAACATTACTTTATGATGACCAGGAATTAAATGCTCCAACCTTTTATTTCAATAATGGTTATAATGGTATTGATTTTGAGATTAGTATCGTTATGCGTGAAGATTATTTCTATAAGAATCGTGCATATATGGATTACTTGAATCAGTGGGATAAATGGAATACTGTTGTTTCGGTGGTTACTGATGCGATGGATGTTCCAAATGGTAAATATGTTATGCGTATCAAGAATAAGAAGCAAACGGGTAGTCGCCAATCGATTTGGAAGTTACGGTTTAAACAATTCTATGAAAACAGTTTAAGTTTTGAGTCAATGTATACTTATAAAACCAGTAGTTTATCTGCAATCGACCAGACTTTGATGAAATATCGTGAGATTGATTATTATAGTCAAAAAGAAGCGATACTTGCTTTGCAAAAGAAGTTACAACAAAAAGGGTGTTGGGATGATACTGTGAAAGAGACTAATGGTCGTACAGTTGTTGTCCCTACTGAGGATGGTCCTGATTTTATGAAACGTGTGCCGAATGGTGTTTGGGATCATCAGATGAAAGGTGATATTTTTGGTTTTCAGGTTATGTTTGGTCTGGGGAGTAGTAAGCAGGGTAAATGTGATGAGGAAACTATTCAAACTTTGATTGGTGATGAGTATGAACATCAAGGTTTTATACATCAAGGACGTTACAATATGGGGTTATAAGTTATGCAGTTAATTGTAAACGATTTAACAAAAGTGTATGGTACAAGTACTCCGTTAACTGCTACTTTGTTGAATGATGATGATTCACCGGTTAGTGGTGTGGGTGTTACTTTCACTATTAATGGTGTTTCATATACTCGTACTACTGATAGTAATGGTGTTGCCCGTTTGAATATTAATCTGCCTATAGGGGTTTATCCGTGTACTGTGCAATGCGTACCGTTAAGTAAAACTGTTACTGTGTGGGTTAGGGATAAATATGGTGTTAGTTTAATTGTTAATCCTTTAACAAAGACTTATGGTGTTGCGGGTGCTTTGAAATGTACTCTGTATGGTGAACGTGCTGAGGTGTTGGCTGGTCGCCGTATTCAGTATACTATTAATGGTGTTACTTATAATCGTACTACTGATAAGGATGGTCAGGCTTCATTGGCTATTAATTTGCGTCCGGGTACTTATCCTTGTACTGTGAAGTTTGTGGGTGATAGTACGCATGGTGCTAGTACTACTACGGTGGATGTTACTGTTAAAGCGGATACTTTTATTGATGGTACTGATGTTGATAAGAAGTATTCTGACTCCGGTTTTTTCCAATGCGCAGTTTATGACCAATGGGAAAGATTGAATCCGGTTACTGTTACATTAACGGTTAATGGTGTTAGTTATACTCGTACATCAGGTAAAGATGGATTAGTCAAATTGAATATCCGTTTACAACCTGGTGAGTATGCTTTAACTGTCCGTTTCCTTGGTGATGCTAAGCATAATGGTTCTACTTTAACTAAGTTGGTTCGTGTACGGCAGGATATTGATATGATTACTACGAAAGCGGATGGTGGTTATACTATTCCGTCTAATAATCGTGGTTTCATTGAATCCAAAATATATGCTGCATTCTATGAGTATCCATCTAATAAAAAGAATAATTTTGTGTATGATATACCACCTTGGGATTGGATACTGACATTGGAAGAAGGAGTGAATTTTTATGATATAAAATTTACTAATTATGAAATCACTGAATCTGATGGTCGTGTTAAAACTGCAAAATTCACTACTAACCAATATATGGATTTAACATATGGTCGGGCATGGGTTTATATCACTTCACCGTATCATGAGAACTTCGGTGGTAGGGTATTAAAAGTGGATTATGATAAAAGTACTGGTTTGTATACTTATCAATGCCAAGATGGACGCCGTCAATATATCAGCAAAAGAAGAATGATGGGTGCGGGAGAGAATACTACTGTTTATGAATTATTACAATTACTTTTAATGTCACCAGCATGGCATAAAAAAGGAAATCCTCCTAAATCAAATTTAGTAGAAAACTCTAAAAAACATGCTGAATTATTAAGTGGTTTGCATCCTATTGGGGATTATGATAATCTGAAATTAAGTCCAGTATTGAAAGGTGATAATCCATTTAAACAAAAAGTGGGGCAGTATCTTGCTTATGATTCTACTATTGACCAAATTACTAATCTTGCGAAGAATGGACAATATCCGATTGATGTTTGGTTTGACCCGTCCGGGATATGCCATATCGACCCCATAGACCTTGACAAATGGTTAAAACAAGGTATACGATTGGTACATAGTGATTTAATCAGTTATAAATATGGTTTTGATACAACCAATATCTTGACTGGTGTAACATTAAAAAGCAAAGACGAAGAGAATGCAAGTGGGTATTATGATGAATTTGCTGAGTTGACTTATTTCTTCGGTGTAAACTTTGGTATTGTTGATCCAGTTACAACACAAACATCATCTGCTGGTGGAACTTCATCATCTGATACATCATCCACATCAACATCTACTAGTGGAACTGCAACAGGTAATGGGGTAGTAATCAATCCAAAAACTGGATGCAGAGATAATAGTGGAGCAAACATTCCTAAAAACATGCCAATCGTAATCAGTATAGATAATATAGGCACATACAGTCAAGATATGCAATTCATGCGAAATGTTAAATCTGCTTTACAAGGACATGGATATACTAATGTAACTATCAGTGGAGTAGGACCAGGTTATCACAATAAAGATGTTGAAAGAGCATCACCTAACACTTGCTGCTTAACTATTTTTGGTGGTTACTGTGCATGTACATTTAGTGATTATTGGGGTTATTTGAAATCAAAAATTAAATCAGGTGTAAAAATTGTTGCTGGATTTACGAACATGCCTAATTATCATGCAAACAAGCCATCGTCTATAAATCCGAATGGTACTCATTTAGATAAAATTACTTGGCTTCCAAAACCTTGGGATATGAGTTGTGGTATCAGTGGTTTATCAAATCCTGGTCAAAAGATATTGAATGCTGGTGTGAATTGGGTTTATGGGGATACTGCTCAAGAATTAGCGGATAATCTTGCTAAAGGTAATAGTGGTGGTTCAGCAACAACTACTACTACATCTACAGGTTCTGGTTCATCTAATACTACTACTACTGTTGTGGATACTGTTGCGACTTATAATAAAGCATTAGAAGCAGTAAGTCAATCAGTAAGGGATTTATTAAGTTTCGAGATTGAATTGCCTTTAAACAATCCGGTTTTTAAAAACTTACATACTAATCAGATGTTATGGACTGAATTACCAAAAGAGTTCAAGTTAAGGAATCTTAATGAGATTTTTAAGATAATGAAATCTTGGAAGTCTGCTCGTGGAATACCTTATCAAGAAAATAGGTGGTATGTTGAGAAATTAGTTATTAAGCATGATGGTAAAGGACCTATTGCAAAGATTACTTTAAATCCATTCCCATCAAGTTATTCTGTTTATAGTAATGCTGTTAAGTCTTATGCTGAGGCTTATGACCAAGCATTCAAACAAAACACTACTAACAATAATACCACAACAAACACAACTCCTACATCAACAGGTGCAGGCCAACCAAGGCTCGGAAGAGATTCTACAGATACAAACAGTATGCGAGCAATGAGTGGAGGTTACAGAGGAAATGCAGGAGATAATAAAAACTTTGATGCTGCAGCTAAAAAAGGATATGCTCAGCAAGGCCGTAAATACTATGATTGGGCGAGACAATATTCAACACCTCTTGCATTAGCAAAAGCATTGGTTAGTAGATTCCATTATGTTGGTTATAGTGGTAATCATCATGCAAATGCAGAAGTAACTCACAATAATGGTGGAACAATCAACTGTAACTGTTATGATGCTTGTAGATTAGTTAAATGTTGTTTTGATGCAGCCGGTTTCGATTGTGTAGTAATCACAGGTACAATTTACCAAGGAGGACATGGTTGGAATGCTGTTAAACATAATGGTAGATGGTACAGTTTTGATTTATGTTACCCTGTAACGGGTAAAGAATGGCAGGGAACGAACAGTTTAAGGTTGTGTAAAGAATGGTAGATGTATATGGTACAGATATTAATAGTAATTGGAGTTTTAGTGATGGTGACATTAATTTAGTTACTGATAAAGCGAATTTAGGTCAAGCAATAGTTAATCGGTTAAAAGCCGATTTAACTACTTTTATTTTTTATAATCGTTATGGTGGAAACTTGTTTGAACATTTTGGGGATAAGAACAATCCGAATATTCATGAGTATATTAAAATTGAAGTGGAGAGTATCTGCAAACAAGACCCCAGAATCAAACAAGTAGAATCCACAGTCACTAAAACAGATAGTGAAACAATAACATTAGATTTAAAATTATTAACTATTTCATCTGATGAAATCATAAGATACAATCTCATTTTAAATAGTGACAATAGTATATTCATCAATGAAAATAGTAGTGAATTAAGCGATAGGAGTATATAAAAATGCCATTAGGAGACGAAAGTTTTTATACAGTCGATGGGGAAGAAATCAACCGTACAGTATTAGTACAACACAGTATTGATTTATTCAATGAAAAATACCCTGATAGCAAAATAACAGATTTCAACGAAGGGTCAGAAATAAGAAATATATTAGAATCATTTGCATGTGACATATTTCATTTAGAATTAGATAATCAAAGCATTCTAAGAGCATGTTTTTTATCAACAAGTTATGGTAGATGGCTTGACTTATTCGGTGAAGAACTAAACACACCAAGAGACTACGGCAGTATAAGCACTGGTAATGTAGTATTCACTATTCCTGAACCAGCAACACAGGAAGTAACAATACCTGACGGAACAATACTATTAGACAGTGAAACAGGTATTGAATTTGCCACGAATGGTGAAGTAATTATTGCTATTGGTGAAACTAATGTAACTGCATCAATACAATCAGTTATAATTGGTGTAGGTGCAAACAGTCGAGCAGATAAAATAACAGTATTCAGAGATAACCCTCCTGTGAATGGATTAACAGTTACAAATCCAGAACCCGTAACTGGTGGAAGAAATGCTGAAATAGACGAAGATTACCGTAACAGATTATTACAAGTAAGAGCAGAAGATAACTTTGGAAGTATACAATATTACATTAATTTAGGTGAATCTGTTGATGGGGTGCATGATATAATATTATCTGACTCAAAGGATTACACTGCGAAAATCATTGTTAATGGAGATGCAAAACCCTTGCCTAATGATGTTTTAGCAAATGTGGCTACTAAGTATTTAGATACATCAAATATTGTTTATAACCATAGTTTTGAAGTAGAATCAGTTGATTATACTGATTTTAATTTGGAAGTTGAAATAAGTGTAAAAGAAGAGATTGATAAAGATATTATCACAGATATACTTGAAGTGTTCTTCGATGGTGGGGATTATACCTTGCTTAGTACTGCTGGAAATGTCTTAATATCAAATAATGGTTTGAACATTAATGACCCTGTAAGTAAATATCAATTAATCACTGCTATTGAAGAGTTTCCTGCTGTATTACAAGTTACTAGTATGACTAGTAATAAAGAGAATTTTAATAAAGTTACACCTGATACTGGTACTGTGTTTAAGTTAGGTACTGTAAGTATTACTCAAAATGTCGAGGAATAAATTATGTACATTGAAAGTTTAACTGAAAGATTAAACAATCCCGAACTATTAAAAGAGGGTAACCCTGGTCGTATGGTATTAGATGGTACAATCTGTGAATATCTTGAAAATTATGATAATCATATTTACGATTGTTTCATCACCAGGGCAACTGGTAAGTATTTGGATCTACATGCTAGTGAGTATGATATTTTCCGTCGGCCTGGTGAGTCTGATGTTAGTCTTCGTAATCGTTTACTTGTGGAGATTCGTATTATTCAGAATACTGATAATATATTGGATTTGTCTGAGAATTTATGGGTGTATTTGGATGATGTTTTAACGGATAAGAGTGTTTTGACTAGTCGTAATCCTTATTTGAAGGAGTTGCATGATGAGGGTTATGTGTTTATTGTGTCTAGTGCGAATAAGGATTATATTAAAGGGAAATTCTTATTGGATGATATTCTATTTGTATAAAAAAAGGAGTGTATATTTTATGGGTATAGGTGTTTATTTTAGTGATGAGGAACTCATTGCTAATTTAAGACAAGAGTTTGACCGTGATGAGCAGTACAGGATTAATTTCCAGCAATGGTTGAATACTGCACGGTATACTAATCAGGGTATTATTTTGACTGTGGAGAGTCGTAAGTTCCTGATACACGAATATACTGGGACAGTAATCAAGGAGATAGTAGTATGAATAATAAAATGTTGACTGTTGAAGATGCTAATGGTGTATTGGAGCATTTTGGTAAAGCAGTATTAGATTATTATACATTAGATACACGATTATTGACTGATATTGATTGGTTTGCTTATGATTTCATTACTGTCAGCAAAAGCAGTGGTAGTTTTAGTTTTAGTATTAATAATGGTTTATGGACTGGTGGTTACTATGTCACTACGAATATTCAATCTCCTACTGTTACTGGTGATGAAAATGGTTTAACTGTCACAGGTACTGGTTTAGAGTATGTGGTATTAGTTTTAGAAATATCTTCTGATTTTAGTTTTAATGGTACTGTTTTCGAGTTACCTTACCGTCCAGTTCATTTTCCATTCATGAAACCTTTTTATGAAGAAAAGGTTTTTACTGTGGGTTTGGTGGATAAAAATGATAATCCAGTCGTGAATGAGCCGGTTATTGATAAGGTGACTGGTGAAACTTTGACTACTGATAGTGAGGGTTTAGTTACTCTCACTGCGCCAGTTGGTAAAGGTGGTTTGCAGGAGTATGTTATACAAACTTCTGGTGGGGTATTGTATCGTTTGAAGTATATGAATGTTAAAGCTGATTTGCCAGCAGTATTAGTTAATGAGATTATTTTTCGTAATAAGAAACAATTAATTAGTTTCAAGTTTTTATTTGATGGTACTATTTCTGATACGATGTTGTTTGATGATAATGATATTGTTTTATCTGTGAATGGTACTGATTACTCGGTGAATAGTTATAGTGATGCTGTTTTTGATTTCTTGGTTGATTTGGAGAATGTGGGTACTGATACTGTTAGTATGGTTTTGCATATTGGTGGTAATGAGTATTTGAATATGGCTAAATTTATTTTTGTTGAGTCTTTGTCTTATTTCACTACTGATGATGAAGAAACATTAATTAGTGAATTGTCTGATAGTGATGGTGCTGATGTTATCATTTATACTGGTACTGAATTATCTGGTATGGTGAATGTTGATCGTGAAGTTGAAATCCGATTCACTGATAATGTTAATGGTGGAGGATTCAATATTAATAATGATACTGTATTGGTTACTCCATCATTTGAGAATGTTAAAATTATCATTGGGAATGATGCTAATTTAACAGTTGATGGGGGTAGTTTTATTCATACTGAAAGTACTGTTATTAAAAATAATGGTGCTGGTACTATTACGGTTAAAGATTGTAGTTTTGTTGATAATTATGCTTGCATATCAAGTAAGAGTAATGTTGTTTTATCTGATTGTGTTTTTGAATTAAGGGATAATGATTATTTGGATACTAAAACTGTTGCTTTTGTTGAGTGTCTTGGTGATTTATCAGTGAATTATTGTAGTTTCAATATTGGTTTGAATGTTGAAAGTATTGGTTTTGGTTATTTATTCTTCCGTATTAGTCGTACGGGTAATGTTAATAGTGTTAGTGGTGCTAATTTACTTGTTAATGAGTCATTCCCAGTGTTGAAAAATACATCTGATGTTAATGTTGAAACGGAACGGTTTAATGTGACTGGTAAAACTAATAAATGTATCGTGTGGACAGTTGAGAACACAAACACTGTTTATAGTAATGATTTAGGAGTTGAATATAATGTATAACAGTTCTGATAAGATTATGGACTCTGATTTAACTAATTTGTCTTATAAGCAAGGTGTTAATCGTAGTTTCACTATGAGTGAAGTGTTGACGGGTGGTTTATGGCATGTGATTACTGGTAATGGTTTTTATAAGTGTATTCCATTGTTTAATTGTGATATTATTACTTCATCTGATAGTAGGGATAGTGTACTTGATGATAATCAGTGTTTAATCACTATTGGTGAATCTGATACAATCATTTCATGTGTTAGTGATGATACTGGTGGAATACATTATCATAATATTATATTATATGCTTATACACCTTACACGAAATTAGATTTAACTGATACGGTACTTGTTTACTGCATTGTTTATGATGAATACTTGAATACTTTGAATAATGTACTGGTTAATGTGGTAATTGATGGGTCTGTAACAAGTCAAATTCGTACAAGTAGTAATGGTATTGCAAGTTTCACTGTGAAAAATCCTTGCACTATCAAGTTTGTTTATGATGAAACTGAAAGTAATATCTTAACTATAACGGAGGATTAAAAATATGGATTATTTGGATTTTAGAGATACTATTGATTATAATAAGTTTAATGCATTAGTATATCTTTTAAGAAAGTTTAAGAAACTAACAAGTGAGTTAGAGTTAGGTGCTTATGATATTAATACTGATTATTATGGGAGTTTCCATTTTACCGAGGGTTTTGTACCTGTTGGTAATAATTGGATACTTGAAGATAATGTTACTGTAACTGGTAGTAATGTTTTGCTTAATTCTTTTTATACTTTTGTGTTTGCGGTGGTTGATGTTAATACGAGTGGTGTGGTTAATAAGCGATTGATACGGGTTACATCGGAGTCTACTGGTGAAACTGGAACACTTGAATTAACGATACCATCTGATTTGATTGGTACTGATGAAGTAATACTACCTAATTTCACTTTGGAAGTAGTGTTTGATGAGCATGAGTATTATACACCGTTACCAGATGTTCATTTGTCATTATCTGTTGATAAACAGATTATTGATGTGGGTGAAGTTGCAACAATTACAGGTTTATTAACTGATAGTACAAGTACACCTGTTGAGAATGTTAGTTTACCTTTAAATGTTGATGGTACTACTGTTACTGTAATTACTGATAGTACTGGTGAGTTTAATTATGCTTATACTGGTACTGGAACACGGGGTAAGGTGTTGGTTTCTGCTTTGGGTGAATCTGTGTTTTTCTATGATGGTTTAATTAATATAATGGGTGCTACTGTTACTGGAAACAATGTCTCTATAGGAAAGATTGGTACTTGGTTATTTACTACTGGTGATGTGGTGATTGATTGGGGTGATGGTACATCAGATACAGTGAATAATCCGAATGTTCCCTTATCACATGTATATAGTGATGGGTTATCAGAACATTTGATAATATTTGATGGTACTGTTACAAGTCTTGGAAGCGGGTGTTTCGAGGGGTGTTCTGGTTTGACTAGTGTTGTTATTCCTGATTCTGTTACCATTCTTGGAAATTCTTGTTTCAATGGGTGTTCTGGTTTGACTAGTGTTACTATTCCTGATTCTGTAACCCGCCTTGGAAGCGGGTGTTTCGAGGGGTGTTCTGGTTTGACTAGTGTTACTATTCCTGATTCTGTAACCCGCCTTGGAAGCGGGTGTTTCGAGGGGTGTTCTGGTTTGATTGATTATGAATTGTACTGGGAAACATCACCCATAACATACGACTCAAGGAAAATGCCTGTGAATAATGGTACTGTTTTCACGATTCCAACCGGTACAACATCAATATATACTGATGCTGGTTATCCAGTTGCAAATCTTGTTGAAAGAGGCGAATCACTAACACTAACCTGTGATAAACCACTCATACAAAACAATGAAACATCAACAATAACAGCCACATTAAAAGACACTGGAACACCATTAACCAGCAAAACACTAAACTACCAAATAAAACATGGAGATACAATCATAACAAGCGGAACAAAAACCACCAACAACAATGGACAAGCAACCATACAATATACTGGAACAGGTATAGGTGAAGTTACGATTGAAGTGAAATATGGTAATACAACTCAAAACTCATTCAATATCATCGATGCAACATACATCGACAACGGAGTCAATTACCTAAACAGACTAACATCAACAACAGTAACCAACGGAATACAATTAACAGCACCCGTAGACAACTATGGTATGATGTATTTTTCTGAAAACAGTTCCGCATCATCAACATTTTATTTAGAACCTAACTCAATCTTTGAATTTGACATTATAGAGTACGATGGTACATTTATTATACGATGTGATAGTACATCAGAGAATCAGCAATTATTCACACATACAGATGTAACTGCCCCGTGTCATGTTAAAATCATAAATAAAGGAACTAATATTGAATACTTTATAGATGGGGTTAGATATAATAAAACTGGTGTAACAAGTGATAATAGAAGATTAACCATTCGTGTAAATGCTAATGGTATATTAACCTATAATAATCTATGTTATTATGGTTATGTTCAACCAACACCTGTACCTGACACGATACTTGTTACTGGCACCTCCATCATAGAAAAGGGTGATACTGATATGTTAACTGCTTGTTTATTGGATGGTAGTGTACCTGTTGAGGGTGAAACTTTGTCTTATGAGATTAAGCATGGGGCTACGGTTATTGATTCTGGTTCGGATACTACTGATAGTAACGGTGAAATCAGTATATCATATACGGGTACTGGTGTTGGTGATGTCAGTGTTGAAGTCAGTTATGGTACACTTCTACAAAAAACATACAGTATAGAAGATTGCATTAACTATGATAGTTTAACATCTGCAAGTGGTAAATGGACTATTCCAAGTGGAGTAACAAGTCAATACAGTTCTGATGGTTGGAAAGTATCTGCAAATGCCTATAAACAGATTAAATTGACAGAAAAACTCACATCGGATTGTAGTGTTGAATTCACAGTAGTAGATTACAGTACACCAACATCATCATATACCCCAGTCATCGTTTATGCATACACCAATGGAGAAACAACCCCAAACCAAATGATAATGATGAATTATTTATCAAGGATTGATGTGTTAGGAACATCAATAAATCATGCATTAGTGAAAGGAGCAGTCTACAAAATCGAATATACTGCTTCGACAATTAAGGTTTATGAAAACGATACATTACTGGCTTCTGCTTCAAATAGTGTTGGGTTACCTACAAGATTTGAGTTCCATATGGGAGCAAATGGCCGATATGCAATCTACAAGGATTTAAAGGTTAAACCGTTATAATGGTTTAACTTTGATATTTCTTACTTGTCCACTTGTATTATGTGATTTCCAAGACAAGACATTTAACAATGTATTCAAAGTAACACCATTGAAGTTAGTTACTGTTATATCATTGTTAAAATTGAATGATGTACCATCATAACTCATAACTATTGGTTGCCAATCGTTACTAATTGTAACTGCCGAACCAGTAGTGATTGAATCAGTACCATTCCTTACATATACTTGATAATTTGAAGCATTAGAACCAACTCTACCAACAAGTAATGCTTTACTGTCACTTACACCAATACGGAAGAACAAACTGTTGTTTGATGTTTGTGTGAATAATAATTCACATTCTATTTTCCAATTTGATGGTAAAGTGTAGTCTAATGTTTTTACAACTGTATCATCGTAATGGTCAAGGAATGTACCCATATATGTTTTTAGACAATCTTCAACTACGAATGTTTTTTGTAGAAAGATACAGAACATATTTCTTACAACCCCATAAAAAAAAGAGGAGGAAAAAAAACAAATGAAACCCAATATAATACACGAAGAATGCCCAAACCAAACACACTGCACCCATGACGAAGAAAAATGCTGTTACCTAAACAAAGAAAAACAATGCATCATCAAAACCAATAAAATAAAAGGAGAACACAAAATATGAGTGAAAAAAGAACACTAAACGACGAAGTAACAATACTCGTCAAAGACGAAATACAACAAATAGCATTCCCCACCGAATGCGAAATAACACACATCTACACAGACGGAAAAGTCGACATCATCAGCACATTATACGGTGAAATCCATTACATCACAACACATGGAAAAACACCAGTAATAGGAGACAAAGGAATATTAATATTCCTCGAAAACAACTACGACAAAAGGAGAGTAATAATATGATTATTTTAGATTGGATACGGAATATTTTAATGAATAATAAAAAGAATGCTCGTTTAATCACAAAAGATTTAACTAAAACTTTTGGTGAAAAAGACCCTTTAGAAATAGGTTTATTTGAAGCTAATACTCCATTATCTGATAAGAATATTACTATTGAGATTAATGGTGTTACTTATCAAAGGAAAACTGATAGTAATGGTATTAGTAAATTGAATATTAATTTACCTGTTGGAGTGTATGATGCTCATGTATGTTTTGAAGATGATGATTATAATTATGTGAATGCTTATTGTAAAGTAACTGTTAATCCAGTAATCACTACTCAGGATATGAAAATGACTGAACATGATGGCAGCCAGTTTATTGCTATTGCTTCAAGTGTCACTGGTGTTAGATTATCTGGTGTTAAAGTATTATTCACAATTAATGGTGTTACTTATGAAAGAAGTACTGATATGGTTGGTGAAGCAAAACTTAATCTTAATTTAAACAAAGGAGATTATGAAATAACCACTACTTCATTCAAAGTAACCAAAAAGAACACGATACATATAGATGAGAAACCTAAAAAAGTTACAAGAATGGATGGGGTAAACATTAGTAAAGCATTCAGTGACAAGACAGCATACCAATGTGCAGTCTATGATGATGTGGGTCGTGTCGGTGGAACAGTAACCATTAGTGTTAATGGTGTGGATTATGTTCGTAATAATGATGAAACTGGATTGTATAAATTAAACATTAACTTGCAACCAGGAACCTATCAATTAACTGCAAGGTATCATGGAGATAACGAGCATTTACCATCACAGATTATTAACAGTATTCATATTGTTGAAGACCCTAAAGAACCTGAAAAAATCTATAATCCTATTAAGATTCAATACCAACCAAACAGTTACACTTGCGGTCCAACCAGCCTTGCAATGTGTAGTCAAGTGTTAGGTAAATCCACAAGCATATCATCCTTTGCAAGTGCTTGTTATACTGATGGTTCTGGTACATCCCCAAGTAATCTTATAGCTGGTGCAAGGAAACTCGGATTTAAAGTAACACCAATCGGTAGAAGTTACAGTGCAGTGAAAAAGGCTATTGATAATGGAAAACCAGTAATTGCACATGTAATGACTATTACAATGAAATGTCTTGGATGGCAAGGTAATTATGGTCATTATGTTGTGATTTATGATTATGATGATGGATATTATCATGTGGCTGATCCAACTAAAGGTATTTCCTGGTGTTATAAAGACCAAGTTGATTATGCTACCAGAGGTTATGAGGGTATCCAGTATTATAGTGTGGAAAGGATTTAAACAGATTTTTTTTCCGATGATGCAATAATAAAATGATCTGTTTTAAAAAAAATATACTGTCTGTCATAAAGTAGCAGAAAATGTGAAACGATGAGACATTAAACTAAATTTTTTTAAATCTTTGAATATATTACCCACAATTTTTTGTGGGCGTTTTAGTTAAAAATAAGAAGAGTACAATCGACTAATTAATTATTAATCGCTTAATCATCATGTTTACACCATTTATGATGATTATTCTACTAATCACTTTTAATATTTTATATTTTTTTTTACCAGAACTTTTTTTTTATTGTGGAGGAAAAAATTTTTGGATTTGTGGTAATTTTTATATACTTGATATGGGTATATTGTATATTATCACAGCAGTTGACCTGGTCATATTTTGCCAGGTCTTTTTTTTTATGAGACATCATATAACAATGTTATAAAATGTTCCTATAAAGTGAAAAAACATACCTCAATCATAAAAAATATAAAAAAAGAAAAACTTACACAACAATATAAGTGTAAGTATTCAAAATTCCATAAAACTATAATGAATAGTACTTTTAAATCTTGAATACTTATAAAATGCTCTACCACAAGAGCCAAAAAATATAAGATACAAGATGATTAACTATGAAAACAGATGACGAAATACTAAACGAAATCCACATAATCAAAAATCACAAAAACAACACAATAAAAAACTACAGAAAAGCAGTAAAACAATATTGTGGATTTCACCAAAAAACATTAAAAGAATTATTAAAAGAAGCAGAAAAAGAAGAAGACCAAAACATAAAATGGAAACACCGAAAATTAAAAAACAGACTAATACAATACAGACAATACCTAATAGAAAACTACAGTAAAAAAAGCATCAACACATACCTCAGCCCCATCATCATGATCTATAACTACTATGAAATAGAACTCCAACCATTACCAAAAATAGATACTCGTAGATTAAAACAATCCCCACCAATCAGTTACAAAGACTTACCGGATAAAGATGTTATAAGAGCAGCATTAAATATAGCATCACCTGTGATGAAACCATTAATATTATTTATGGTCAGTAGTGGTTGTGCTAAAGCGGAAACATTAAACTTAACCATCCAAGACTATATCAATGCCACACGAGAATATCATAACACTAACAACATTTACCAAGTGATAGATACACTCAACCAGATTGATGATGTTGTCCCTACATGGGAAATACTGCGAGTCAAAACCAATAAATATTACACCACATACTCCAGTCCAGAATCAGTACATGCAATAAACAATTACCTGGTCAGCAGAAAAGACCCATTAACACCAGACAAAAAATTATTCAAAATAGGAAACACCACATTCACATTAAACTTTGAAGAAATAAATGATGAATTGGGCCTTGGATACATTGGTAAATATCGTAGGTTCAGAAGTCATATGATACGGAAATTCCATGCATCAGCATTGTATAATGATGGTATGGCTTTGGATAAGGTTAATGATTTGCAGGGTAAGACAAAGAATCGTACGGATAGTGTTTATTTTATGACTAATCCTGAAGATTTGAAATATGAGTATGTTGAGCATTTGCCGGTGTTAACTATGAGTAAAGATGTTGAGAAAGTAACTGTTAAATCCCCAGAGGTGCAGAAGATAGAAGCTGAGAATCGTGAGTTATTGGATAAAAATAAAGCATTGTCTAATAAGGTTGATAGTATATTGGACCGTTTGGATGCTTTGGAAGAGATTAGTTGGGATGAAGTTAAAAAAGAGTATTAATAAATATACTAATTAATTAGTGAGGTAATTGGAAATGGTTAATGATATTTTTATTGATAACAAAAAAATAGGTACAGCATATAATGTAGAAATTTCTCAAAAAGAAGAATATAATTTGTGTGATGACTGTATACATTTAAGCCATTACAAATACGATAGAGAAGTTGATATTGTATGTGATAAAGGACATGAAGCAAGATTATACCCGTCAATTATAGGTTGTGATGATTTTGAAAGAGAATCCATTTAATTTTGGAAGTCCATTATATTTAAACTTAGAAGCAGAAAAAGTCGATGACATATTATATTTAATCATGCCTGATAGTCCATATGATCCATTAAAAATAATTGTTAAACCAGATTATGATATTGATACTGTTTTAGAGTTTGTGAAAAATCATGTGCCAATTACTGTTTATTATGAGATTATTGTTGAAAATGATTTTAAGGTGATTGAAAATGAATGAATATACTCATAAGGACTGCATTCACTACTGGGAAAAACTACATGATGAATTTGAATGTGGAGAAGGTCATTGGTGGTGGGAAACTGGTTGTGATATTGATGGTGATGTTGATACATTAATAGTATGTGAAAAATTTGAAAAATAAAGGTGATTAAATGAGTCAACGATTTATAATGTATAGTACTGGAGATTCTTTTACTGTAGACGATAAAGAACATGAGATGCCTCCAATACATTTTACTATTGAAAACCAAGCAAAAAAATTCTTAAATTTTTTGAATAATCAAGAACATGAAAATAAAAAATTAGAAAATCGATTAAATCGTTATGAATACAAAATGGCAAAATCACAACAAGCCCAAGAAAATTTAGTATCTGAAATTAAAAATAGAATAAAATACCTACAACAAACAGAATTTAAATATATGGAAACTGAACGAGTAATTTCTATCATGGAATTAAAATGGATGTTAAATTTAATTTCTTCGGGAAGTTGTGAAGTTTACGAGACTAAGAAAACTATCGATGAAATCGAAGCATTAAAAAAACAAAATAAAGAATTAAAAGAATATATTCGAGAAGTGACACGTTTAAAAGATGATGAATTTACGTTTACAGTTACAGAAAACAAGATGGAATTATTTAAAGATGAATTGTATATTAAAGATGCTCATACTAGGGTAGAAATGATTAAAGGTAGAATGTTAAAGATTACAGTTTATCCTCCAAGGCATGCACCAATGAGTTTTTGTTATCATATTACAGGGAAAACATTTTTTCATTAATGCTAAAAAAAATATTAACTATCAACACATACAGTAAACATGATGGTGTTAAAAATGAAAAAAATATATTGTCGAAAATGTGGGTATAAAGTATTTGATTCAGATACGGAATATTGTCCGAGGTGTGGTACTCGATTGAATGATTATGCTGAAGTGAAAAGTATTGAAAAGAGCCGTAAGACTAGAAATATATTATTAGTATGTTTATTAATAGTTGTTATTGCTTTTGCAGGAGTATTAACATATACTATGTTTTTCAATGAACAATACCAAACAGTAAATGTAAGTGCATCTGCAACCCTTGAATTACCTGTCGGTAATGGATTAAATACTACTATTGAAAATGGTATTCTCACTATTAAAAATGGTAAAGGAGTTGTTATTACAAGTTATAATAGTAACCAATCCAGTTTAACTTCAGGTTTTGCTTTTGCAAGTGTTAAAAGCGTGGCCGTTGGCGATACACATAATGATAATCAGATACATGAAACAACCATTAATGGTAAAACTGTTTATAGTATTAGTATTTTTAATGATACTACTCATGATAATATCATTATTACTACACCTAATAAAGATTTAACATTGAAAATAGCAGATAGTGTTAAATACAACACCAATATTGCTAACAATACCAATAATACTAATGGCACATCTAATAACATGAATAATGGTAATAATAAGCACATTTATGGTTATGCTGATGATGGCACACCATTTTACAGTCAAGCAGAACTTGAAAAATATGTTACTGAAAAAGGCGGTTATGCTTCTTACGATGATTATTTAAAAACACAAAATGCTCCTGATGGTGTTGCTTATTATGATGGTCAACCGTATTATATTGATGGTGATCGTTATGTTGATGGAAGTGGAGCTGGCAGGAGTAGTAGTGAAGGTGGGGGTAGTTCAGGAGGTGGGAGTGCAACTCCAACTTAAAAAGAGTATCCCAAATTTAATTATTTTTTGTGTAGGATGTGTTAAATATGTTTTTATTCAATCGTAAAAAAATAGATAAACAAAAAAAAGCTGAAAATAAAATCAAAGAATTTGCTGTGTTGGGGATCTGTTTTGAAAATGAAAAACAAGCAGACGAATTTTTTGAAAGAATTAAAGGGGATATCCGTTTTGATAGAGAAGCCCAAGATAATTTAAGAAATAAATTAATTATTGAAGTAATCAATAATAAAACTAATATTCAACATAAAAATGAAATAATTGAATTACTTATTAAATTATGGGATGATTGCAAACTTTCTCGAAGGAATGTTAGTAAAATATTTGATGAATTTGGAGTGTTAAACTCTGAGCAGTTAGCAGGATATGTAATTAAACAAGTGCAAATAAGACATAATATAATTATTGGCTATGCTCGAGGGGCTAATATGGTTAAAATAAAAACTAATGTAGAGTGGGAACCTCCTGAAAAAGAAATAACTATGGATGAACTCCTTTCAAAAGATTTAGATGCATTCATAGGATGGTTAGTCTCAGTAAATGGTAGTTTGATTTTTTTTAAGAGATGATAAATAATTAATTTATATTTTTTTCATTATTTTTTTTTATACAGTTTACTAGTTTTCATTAGTTATTGTTGAACAGTAAAAAATAATCCCCATGTGTTTTCATTTTTTGTACTGAACAAACTACTAATAAGATACTTATTTTATTAAACAAATGCTTTAAATTGTCTTATAAAAACATTTAAATATATATTTTACCAATATAATAATGAAGACAAAAAAATTAGTATGGTACTTGTCAAATGCTCTCACATTAGATTTTATATGTCATGAGCAACAAAAAAAGTATTATGTAAAAGTGTATGGTCATAGGTGTTGGCGCACCTCACATACCTTTGGTTACATAAAAAATCAGATTACCACGCAAGATAAAATGAGTTTTGTAACCTATAATAATATAAGATTAAAATGCTATATAAATGTTTCAAAATGTCTTTTAGATATTTCATATATAGCTCCACATGAAGTGGCTGGCTCTCCTATCCTAGCGAGAGCTATCGACAATTTTTACTCATTTTTAAATAAAATAAAAAAATTAAATTATAATTTTTCAACAGTGATTATTCCTGTTTCATCATTAAGTATCCATTTGATACTGTCCCCAGCAGTTAATTCTAATTTTTCAACTATTTCACGTGGGATTCCACATCTTAATGAATTATATTGGGGGTTTGCATAGTTCACTTTTGTTGCATAATTACTCATTTTTTTAATCTCCTATCACTTCATTTATTATAATGATTGCTTTTTTAGTAACTATTATAATATATAAGGTTCCTGAATTATATATTTTATGTTTAAGCAGTGTAAACTATAATAAATTTAATAACTATAATAACAGTAACTTTTATATATCAATAAAATCATAAATATTAATGCAAAAGAATTTACGATATTGGCGTATCTAGATTCTTTTAGTAAAACCACGCAAGGTAAAATAAAATGAAAATAAATACAAATAAATGCTCTATCTTTATAGATGGGGCAACAATCGAATATAATGGGTTAAAATCAATACTAACCCAGAATATTGTACTTAAAAGACAAGTACAAGAAATAAGAACTACTTTTAAAAGCGGGGAAGGAGGTATCGCATGAGCCCTCACTTCAGAAATATATACCTATGCAATGGATCAAGTATGACCATGCATCGTGACCCAAACAGTGTAGAAGTCAATGCATCACTCACTGAACAAGAATTTATTGAAATTATACTTAATAGTCAATATATTAATGCGATAGGTCATGATGACTTAGCAGCACACTTATCCAAAATAACAGGTAAAAAAATCAATAAACACAGAAGAAACATAAAACTAGGGTATGATGATGCAGCAATTGTTGTGAGTATGACACAACGATTGCCAGAAAATCCTAAAAATGTAAAGTACAAAGGTAGAACAATCTACACTTTGAAACGATTCCGGAAACAAACCCCTGAAGAGTTAGCTGAATCACAGCAAGCAATCAATTGCTTATGCGGAGTTGATTCAGCATGAACACTACTTTTGAAAAATTTACTCCTAATAAGTTAGGGGATATCCATAGGGCTATCAGCCATGATATAGTATTATTACAACAAAAAATGGCTGAAGACATGGGTAGAGTAGGATATTTAGATATTCTGCCTAGAAACTTTGACATATTGCCTATTGAAAAATGCAGCATTCATGATGTTCAATTATTAGAAGAACTCCATGAAAAAGCCTGGGATTGCCTCTGGACGAAAGAAAAAAAAGAAGCAAAGGACCTTAAAAGGTTCAATGCTGAATTTAAATTCTGGAGTTTCATGGATGTTTTAACGGATGATGAAAGAAACTCATTTTTTAATAAAGTAAATATGAGTAGTCTTGAAATTATCCAACAAATGATGGTCAATCCTAATTTTTTAAATGAGGTGAAAATATGAGTGAATCATATTTCACTGAGGAAGATAAACTTGTTAGAGTATCATTCCCAAAATGGACCAATAAAGAAACATCCGAAATGTCTCATATTATGTACACTAAAGACTATGAAGTCAATTGTGTACAACGCATCGGATGTGATGGAAAACTACACGATGCCTGGTTAGTCCCAAGAGCAGATATTCCTAGGATAATCGAACAATTATTCAGAAAAAGAATAGTTGTTGAAGTACAAGCTGAGGGTCATTACCGTGCCTCAGTAAACTTTGTATATGATTATCCAGCATCTCAAATTTTAGAAGTCTGCAGGCGGTTTCATCGTAACAAAAAAGAGGTGAAAGAATGATTTTTAAGAAAAAACCTCTTAAAGCGAAATATCCATTAACTCCTGCTGAGCCTACTCACAGACATTGGACAATGTTTGATGAAATAATTGATTTGTGGATCTGTAACAAGAATGCTATATTATTAGTATTGATTGCATTCATGATATTAACCGTAATATTCATGATAGGTTTTGCTGCAGGAGCGGGACATTTCCGTATGTTCAGCACACCACAAAACACTTATGAACATCTTAGTCAGGTGATTTAATATGTATGGTCATTGGAGAGAGTATGATGAACTTCATACTCTCAGCTGGGACATTAGGAATAGTGCATGTGGGGAATGTGAATATGTGAATGATTGTAGGCATTACACTACAGAAGGATGCCCAAATCAAAGGTGATGCTAATGTGTATCTATGAAAAATTGTCTAATGTTCAATTAGCAATAATGAGAAGAAATATTAAAAAATCAGGTTATAACAAATTCAAAAAGTATCATTATCATACTTTAGATGATTTGATGCCTGCTTGTTTGGATGAATGTCATAAAGAGGGGTTAACTTTTTATTTTGATTTTACAACCAATCCTATGATTTACTTGCATGTGTGGAACTCTGATGAATATATGTGTTGTGGTTTATCCTCTCTTAAATTGCTTCCTCCTGATGATGACAAGAACAATAAGAATAATATTATTGTTCAGGATATGGGTGCAGCAGTTACATATCAAAAAAGGTATTTACTGCTTGATTTATTTAATATTTCTGATGTTGAATTAATCGACTCAGACATGAATGATAATCCAATTGAATCAACAAAAAACAAAAAATCATCAGTTAAAAAAGAAGGAGAAAAAGTTGATTTACCTATGGGTAAATTGATTTTACAAGCTAAAGATAAGCTTGTTAAAAAAGGGATTGATGAAAAAGAGATTACTTATAAAACATTAGAACAAACGGTTTTACGTTTGAAAAAATGGACTACAAATGAAAAAAGGTATATCTCAAATTATTTTTTAGAGAAAAGGGGAGGGAACTAAATGAACTCCATCCCTTCAATTATTTCTCATGTAATTAATGTTGATGGTCATTTATGGGAAGTAACCGGCAGTAATGGTACTACACATATTGTAGCTTATGACTGGGATGGTTGGATGTGTACATGTGAGGACCATTTTTATAGGCATTCTTTTTGTAAGCATATGAAAGTATGTGCAGCATCTGAGGGCATTATTTCTCAGAATTTATTTGTGGATGGTGCTATTTATGGGTGTTAAACCACCTAAGACTCAGCGTGTTTCTGCACGTATCAGTGATAAGACTAAAAGACAGTTGGATAAGTTGCCTTATTCAACCGCTGAAGTCATAGAGATTGGTGCGGAGTATGTTTCTAGTGAAGTTAATAAACTAGAATTCGAAAAAGGCGAACTTGAACTAAATATTGCATATTTAAAAAAAGAAATCGCAGAAAAAGAAGGTAAGTTAACTGCAATTAATAATCGTTTACGGATTGTTGCTCCCAGTAAAATTGATGATGAAACTTTGAATAAGATGTTGGTTTCATCTGCATCAGTTTATGTGAAAGAGTTAATTGATTCTTATGATGATGCTGGTGTTGCTTTGTCAAGGTTGAAGTTACCTAGTGCGAAGAGTAGTGTTAGATCAACTGGTAAAGAGTGGGGTTATGACCCTGATAAGTTTTTGGTTGAGGTGAAAAATCAGCTTGAAGATAAGTGTATGACAATTGTGTCAGACAATAATGATAATGATATTTAGAATTTTGTCTGACTGTCATGTCATACTGTCATACATTTTTTGATATATTATAATTATTTGTGTATGACAATAGTGTATGACATTAGTTGAGGGTATTATTATATTATTATATTATTATTATTTTATTTTTTTATTAATATATGATATAATATAACAATGTTAATATTTCACGAAAAGGAGGAAAAAAGACCATGTGTACTTTAGATGATTTCCAAAATGAAAAATTATTCCCTGATGGGGAATACACTGTTTGGGCAGAAAAAATAAACGAATTAAAAGTCGGGGATAAAATCTATCTAACCACATCTGAATTTGAGTATGATTGCATGTGCGGATGTTTCATGCAAGACATTAGCAGATGTGCAAAAGTAAAAGTAAAAATCTTGCATGAAGATTTATCAGAGTATGTTCAAGGCAAACACTTGAATGGTGGATGTTATGGTTTTGCTACTGCAGAAGTAGTTGAAATTTTAGAAATAGGATATTAAAATTAAAAGAGGTTATTCTCATGAACGAAAATAAAAAAGAAGCATTAAAAATGTTTTTAGAATACATATTATTTGAAGAAAACGGAAAAACAACGGAAGTTGAAACAATCGTTGAAACATATGTCAATAAAAAATTAAAAGACTACTTTGATGTAGTAGCAAACAAAATTGATGCAATCAATGATGAAACAAAAAAATTAAAAAAAGATTTCATCAAAGTACATGAAAAAAGTGTTGATGCTGCTCCAGAAATAGTAAGGGATGTACAAAAATCTGAGAACAAAATCAAGAAATCTAAAACTCATAAAACATCTCCTGAAAAAACAATGGCTGAACAAATTATTGATATTGTCCCAGAGTATACCAGTCAAGAAATAAAAAAAATATCTCGGGAATTGAAAAAGAAGTACAATAAACACATGACCAAAGATGAAAAAGATGAATTACTCCGTAATTACATTACTACACCAAAGTTAGCAAAATTGTTAAATAAACCCCGTAATAATGTTGATGCTAGTATAAGTCACTTAATTAGGGCAGGGGATATTCAACGATTCAAAGTGGATGAATCTTATTTAAGAAGTCCAGTTATTTTTTATAAGAAAAAAGAGGAGCCTATCCTTGAAAGGTCTATTGATGCGGAGTATAACTTCAGTCAAACCTATAAAAATCCTGGTTTTGAATTGATAAATAACAAATATATTAAAACAAAACATGGAAAACAATTCCCAATCACTGCACATCAACTAAAAGAATTATGTGAACTTACTAACGGGAGGATGCTCACAAATAAATTGTTCCTAAAGTGTGGTATGTATCTTACAAATGTTGGGGTTAATCCTTCTGAACATGAACAGATCATTTACCATTTATCAAAAGGTCATTTGAATATGATTTTAACTAAGTACACTAATTATCTGAAAAAGCATTATAATGCTCATTTTGAGGTTTATGATGGTACGTTGTTAGTGAATGGTAAAGATACTAAGCTTACAGTTAAAGAAGTTAAAAAAATGATTACGGATTATCCTTATGGATTTTCTGATAAAAAAATTGAAGAGTATACTAAAGCATGTATTGAAAAGTATACTTTTTGTCCTGCTGAGTGTATACGAGTAATTTTGTCAAATCATGATGATTATACTTTAAAGCATGTTTTGAAAAAGAAGGAAAAGTTTGTTGAGAATAATCCTCAAAAGAGGAGGAGTCTTGGAATTATTTAACGTTGAGAAAGGAGGGATGTGCCAATGATTTACAGAACAGTAATGAGGCATTTTTTTGTTCATGAAAAAAAGACCTTCTTGATTTAGTTAATGGATTTTTTTTATGTACTGTGAAAATGAGTAGCAGTACATTGAAAATCCATTTATAAGGATTATATATTTTTAAAAGTGGAGGTTATGCTTATGAATCAGGATATTACTGCAAATGATTTTCTTGATATGACTCTCAGAGACCTATCTGATTATCTTGAAGATAATGGTTATGATTCCGCAGTAATGGATGGAATGAATAAATATGGTAATCGTATGAGATTAAGAGTAACCTTAAAACCAATAGGGGATGATGATTTATGACAGCAATTAAATTTAAAAAAAGGTTTTATAAACCCATTAAAAATGGTGAAAAAACACAGACAATGAGGATACCTAAAAAAAGATTAGATTTAAAAAAATATGATTTTGCTACTTGCATCTTTGAAGATTGTCCTGAGCAAATTTATGTAACGATCACTGATGTAGGTTACAAATACTGGCAAAGTTTGACTGATGATGATGCGAACCGTGAAGGATTCGCTAATGTCGAAGAGTTGAAAAAATTTTTACGTGATATTTATCCTGATGTTCCGTCTTGGGGTAGATTGTATTATTACAGGTTTAAGGTTGAAGGAACTACTGAAAGGGTAGGGGAGTGAATTGTTATGGTTCTTTTGAAAGAACAGTTTGAAGCTGCTTTAAAAAAAGCAAGGGCGAATCGTAAACATGTGAAAACTATTAATAAAACCGGGTTTAAATGGGTTTGCAGAGCAAAAAATTCACATTATAAAAATAAGTATGTGTGGGTTTATCAACGAACAATCAATAATAAACGGTATAGTGTTTCTGCATCTACTTTATTGGGATTATATAATAAAGTCCTTGCTAAGGGGTGGGAATGGATTATATTGGATGTTGAAAAAGCAAAAGTTAGTGTTGATTTTGAGGGTGTGGATTGGAACTTGTTTCAACAAAATATGGGGGGTTGTTAAATGATTATTACTTTTGAAATAACTGCTGAGGATATTCAGCAAGCGGTGTTTAATGCTCATACAATAGGTAATATGTTAGGTTTGCCTTTTGAGGTTGTGGGTATGGGTAGTGATACTGTCCAGTTGACTATTGAGATATTGCCGGGGATGATTGATTCTGGTTTTGTTGAAGCTCCGTTTAATAAAGAGGGGTGTGTTGATTATAAATGGTTGTGTAATGAATTGGAGCATCGTAGAACTACTTTACAGAAACGAGGAAGAACATTATAAAGGAGTAATCTTATGGGTTTATTATCACAAAGCACAGGAATTGTAGAAGAACTACAAGTAAAAGCAAAAAATGACTTAACAAATAATATCCTTGAAGATGCAAGCCAATATTTAAAAGGAAGCCAATTAATGGAATTGAATAAAACATTAAATAAACATTTTGAAGGATATGAAATCTATGTTGAGAATAATGTGAATTTACATGAGAATTACAAAGAAGAGAATAAGGCTATTGTTGATACATATCTTGGGAATAAAAAATTAGAAGGTTTATCTCCAAGAACATTATCTTATTATCAAGAGTCAATAGAACAGTTCCTTGAATATGTGGATAAACATTTATCTGATGTAACTACCCAAGATGTAAGAGAGTACTTGGCTTATAGACAAAGTAGTGGTAGATGTGGTGCAGTTACATTAGATAGTATTCGTAGAAACTTGAATACTTTTTTTAACACTATTAACAATGAGGGGTTTATCCAGTATAATCCTATGGCTAAAATTAAAAAGATTAAATCTGCTAAAAAAGTCAAATCTCCATTCACAGAATTAGAGATTGAGAAAATGAGGGAAGTATTGAATAAAATGCCTGAAAATACTCCTTATTCAAAAATGTTGAAACTTAGAGACCAATCATTATTTGAATTATTGTTAAGTAGTGGTATACGGTTAAGAGAATGTGTCCAGTTAAATAAAACAGACATTGATTTGCAGAATCGTACATTTATCGTGTTAGGTAAAGGAAACAAAGAAAGAGTCTGTTATTTTAGTGTTAAAGCACAGTATTACTTAAATAAATTATTGAATTTTAACTATGAAGGTAATACTAAGAAGTATGCTAATAATCCTGCTTTATTTGTTGGGAGAAATGGTAGGTTCCATATAAATGGTGTTGAAAGGAGAATCCGTGAGATTGGGGGATTATGTGATGTTAAAGCTCATCCTCATAAATTCCGTAGGACTTTTGCAACTAATTTATTAAATAAAGATGTCCCTATTGAGCAAATTAAGGAATTGTTAGGTCATGCGAATTTAGATACTACTATGATATATGCTATTGCAGACCAAGACCAAATACGATATAATCATAAGAAATTCGCAGGATAAAATGGTGGTTATTATGAGGGTAAAACTTGAATTTGAAGTAGAAGATATCTGCGAAAATGAAACAGAACTACAGGAATTGATTGATTATAATTTGAAACAAGGTTTAATCCAATTACCTATTAAATATATGGAGATTAACTATGAATAAATTTAATAAAATCTTCGAGAATCTTGCAAGAGTAAATGATAGATCCATTATCTGGAGTAACTGGTTAGATTACTGCATCAACATCAACCTAATGAATACAAGTAAAACAGACCAAGATTTTCATGGGAACGAAGAAGCATACTTGGATATGTTTGGTGAATGGTTACTCCAATTAGAAAATGATTTGGAAGAACAATCATACTCTGATAGATTAGGTTTATTCTATGAGGAATTAGTAACGAGTCATGTTAAATCAAAGAATCTTGGTCAATTTTATACTCCTGATGATGTATCTATTTTAATGACTAAATTATGTGTGGATGGGGATAGTACTGGTTTTGTTAATGATTGTGCTTGTGGTTCTGCTAGAATGTTATTGTCTGCTCATGTTGAGAGTAAAGGTAATCTTATTTGTTTTGGTCAAGATTTAGATGAAGTTAGTTGTAAGATGGCTGTATTGAATTTTTATAGTCATGGTGTACGTGGTAGTATTCTTCATCAGAATACTTTAACTGGTGAATTCTACCGTGCATGGAGAGTTAACAATTATCTTTATCATGGTTTGCCTATTCCACATATTGAATTAGTTTCAGAGGCAGAAGCATATAATTTTATCGGAGTATCAAGGAATAAGAATGATATTGTTGAATTGAATCCTACAAAGAGTAGTGTTCAATCTACATTAATTTAGGAGTGATTTAAATGACTAATATTCATAAGGATTGTGAGAATTATAATGGTAAAAAGGATTATTGTTTGAAATTTTTTGAAGAAAATGTATCAGAACGATACAAGACCTGTAGAGAGTATTCAGAGTTCAATGACAAGGAATTATCAAGGAAATGGAGTAATTAGATTATGTCTTGTAAGTTAATTCATGGTGATTGTTTAGAAGAAATGCAGAAACTCATTGATGAGGGGCAGAAAGTGGACTTAATACTAACAGACCCCCCATATGAAACAACGGCTTGTAACTGGGATAATATCATTCCATTTGATAAAATGTGGGATTGTATCCACAGGTTGAGCAAGGAGAGAACTCCTACTTTATTATTTGGTAGCGAACCATTCAGTAGCAAATTGAGAAGTAGTAATCTCAATGAATTTAAATATGATTGGATTTGGGATAAAGAAGTAGGTACAAATTTTCTTAATGCAAACAGAACCCCCTTACCTTCTCACGAGGTGATTTCTGTTTTTTATAGGAAATTACCTTGCTACAATCCTCAGAAAAGATTTGTAGGAATAAAACATAAATCACCCCAAACAGGAAAATTATCTCATAAAACCTATGGAAAAGTCAAAGAGAGGACACTATGGGTTGTTGATGGATATAGGTTCCCATTAACAGTCCTTCGTTGCAACAAATACAAAACGGAGGCAAGTAACTCTACAAACATCCATCCGACTCAGAAGCCTGTAAAGTTGTTAGAGTATTTTATCAAAACATATACAAATGAAGGTGATGTTGTATTAGACTTTACTATGGGTTCGGGCAGTACTGGTGTAGCCTGTAAGAACACAAATAGAGAATTTATAGGTATCGAGTTAGATGACGAATATTATAACATTGCTAAAAAGCGATGCAGTAACTATCAAAGTAAACTGATGTGATAATATGGTTAATTTTATGACTGTAAGAATAGATGACAATGCATGTGATTACTGCCTTGAATGTGTAAGTGTATGTAGTACCGGAGCATTAACATATGACAAATGCTTTGAACATGATGGAGCAGAATGTGCAAATTGCGAGGTATGTATGGACGTATGTGAACATGAAGCAATAACAATACTACCAATGGAGTGAATTTGATGATAAACCATTCATTCCTAATCAATGTCAAAGAATTAATGCACACACTACTACCAAGACCACAATATAAACTTGATAGTGATCGTGCAGAGTCACTTGACGAATTACCCATAATCAAAATAAGGTGTGATTTGAATGAAGTTGAAGGATTTTATACAAAATTTTAGAATGGGAGGAATTCTAAATGGATAATCTCACATGGCAGCAGCTCCACAGTATGATAATGGAGATGCGAAATAAACTGGAAACACAGCAATCAGTGACACGAACAGTACCAAGGATTAATTATGCCACATTAATGAGCATATTAACTAATCAGAATACTTTCATGTATGATAAAAGCATACATTTAAAATTAAATGTACAAGATGGTGTGATTAGCATCACATTAAAAAAAAGAGGACGTGCATTATGATTTGTGGGAACTGCAAATGTTATTCTGGTTATCAGTTTCATGCTGAGACTGGAAGATGTAGAAGATATAATATTACTGTTCAGTTAAGGACACGATGTTTAGATAAACAGAATTATAGTTGTAAGTGTATGGTTCGTGAGTGTATGGATAAAAAAGGGTGATGTGGAATGACTGAAAAACGATTTATACTAATTGATGGAGTTAAAAAAGGCACACATAGTGGAATTTGGGATAAACAAAAACAAAACAATAAAAGAACTGGTGATGAATTATGGATAGGTGAAGTTGTTGCAATGCTAAACGAAGGTGTTGCTATTGTAGAAGAAAATAAGCAGTTAAAACAAATCAATAGTAATCTACAAGATTTTAGGAATTTTATTACTGAACAAAATATTTTCAATGAAAAACAACGAAAGGAATTGCAATTACAAATGTTGCGATTGTATAATTATTTTGAAAATTGGTTTGAAGATTCTATGAGTCCTACTGCTTTTAGTGAAATGTGGGATAATGTAAAAGAAGATGAAAAATGGGAGAAAAGGTGATGTGGAATGACTGAAAAACGATTTTATACTGATGGTCAGTATGTCATGCAAAAAGGAGAAGTGTGGATTGTTGCTGGTGGAGAACATAGTGCTGATGTAATTGCTACAGCATTAAATGAATTAATTGAAGAGAGAAACAAATTACAATTTGATTATAATATGGAAGTATTAACAAGACAATCTATTGAAAAAGAAAATGAAAAATTAAAACAAGAATTAGAGTCTTTTGAACAAGTAAATTTTACGAATATGTGTGATGGTTCGAAGACAGTATTATACATGAAAAAAGAAAATGTAGGTGATGTGGAATGACAGTAAATTGCTTAGATTGTTGGTTTTGTGTTGAAGTATTTAATGGGGACTTTGAATGTACTCATGGTAATGCAATACCAAATAATGGTGCTCCATGTGCAATAGGTGTTGAGGAGCATGATTGTCCTTATTTTGAAAAAGATGATGGTGATGTGAAATGAAAAAGTATGAATCAACATTGACATTTAGATTTAGAGAACATAACTGGAATATTGCTCAAAAATCAAATATTAAATTATATATGATGTTAATTGAAGTTTGCAAAGAATTAGATGTTGAAGTAAACTGTAAAAAATTAGAAGAATTAGAAATATGGTGATGATGCAGAATGACTGAAAAACGATTTAAGAAAGGGGATTTTGATGAAGATTGTCCTCGATTCGTACCTTTTGAACGAGATTTAACAGTAATAAAGAATTATACGATATTTGATATTGTAGATACTGAAAAATTAGATTATGTAGGTTTTATTCGTCCTTATAATAATATTAAAGATTGTCAAAGGGATTGTAACATAATGAATGTTATAGATTATTTATTTAAGGAGATGAAAAGATGACTGAAAAACGATTTTGGTTAGTTCCTATGGATTATTATGGGGAACCACGATTTGTAAAGGATAAAAAATTGATTGGTGAAAAATCTATGAGTAATCAAGAAGTTGTTGATTTGTTAAATGAGCAAGATAAATTAATTAGAAAACTTAGTGAAGAAGTAGAAGTTCACAAACATCCTTTGTTCAGTAGAAGACAGGCAGAAGAGAAAATAGAAAGATATGAAAGTGATTTGAGAATGTTAAAAAAATATAATAAAGGTCAAGAATTAGAAATTATAAGATTACATAATCTTGCAGATGCCATGAGTGCAGTATTAAGAGAATTAGGTATTTATGATGTTTATAATGATGAACAGATTGAAAATGTGAAAAGGAGGATTATAAATGTTTGATGCTGAACCATTCATTGCAAAAATGATAAGAACACTAAAAGAAACTGGTTATACTGTATTAACCGTAGAATATGATACGAATCACTGTATGGTAACAAAAACATATCCTGTTGATGAAATACAGTATTTAAGAGGTTCATGTTTATTTTTATATGCTGGTGAAGAAGTATTCTACTGGAGCAGTCAAAAAAATTATCGTATTTATGAGGGTGAAGTTGCAGGTTTGGATTTTACTGTTGAAAGATTACCAACCAAAGCAACCAAAGAACAACTACGAAAAGTGGTGGATTATGTTTATAATGAATATGGTTGGGGTTATAATTATTTTGGAACTGGTGCGGATATTGATAATTTTGCTGATGAATACTATTTTGATGATAAAACAAGAGCATTATTACATTTAGTAGTATTGGAGAAAAAGCAAGAGAATTATTTTAAAAAGTATGGTGAAATCAACGAATACTTTGATGAGAGAATAAAAATGCTTGATGATGAGATTTATGGTGATTTAGAATGACTGATGAATATAACGAATTCAAAAAATGGATAAACCAATCAAAATACGGATTCATAAACACCCAAAAAAGGGAATTAGAACCAGACAAAAAAATATTCGAAAAATTCGAATCAAAAGAAAACACAACAATAAAAAAATTACAAAACATCTGCCAAAAATACCGAATACCATTCAACGATCTACCAGAAGTACTTGAAGAATACATAGCCACTGATAATGAAGAATATCTTGAAAAGTTAAGGAGTCAAAGGGAATGAGATACACAAAATTAAACGAACATTACATAATAGACAATTATACAGGTATGAAACTAAACCAGAAAAAATGCATAGAACAATTAAATAATTATGAAGAACACTTAAAAAAGAAATACGGGGAGATAATGCTATGAATCTTGAAAATCAAACATTAAAAGCAATTCAAACAACATATATTGCGCTTAAACATCAATTAGAAGTGGAAACAGACCCTTATATTAAATCACAGATAATTGATAAGATGTATTCATTACTTGATGAGCAAAAAAAGATATTAGACAAACATAAAACAGTCATAGACAATTATGACAGTTTAGAGGATACTTTAGAATGACTGATATAAAACAATTAATAGCAACATATGAATCCAGTTATGTGCCTGGTGAAAAAAGAAGCAACAAGTATAATAATCGTAAAAAAACCGAAGCTAAAATCAGGTATCGTATACGATTATTACATCAATTACTCCAGGTCTTGCCTGAAAGTTTACTCTTGAATAAAGACCAGGTAATGTTATGTGAAAACCTGGTGAAAACTTTTATTAATTTCAAGTACTTGCATCGACAAGCAAGTGAGGAAACGATATTGTTAGCTTTTATTTTTTACCAGTTAAAACTCGATAAACCAGGAATAAAAATAGAGAAATACACTATATCCTATAAATACAAATTAACAACAGCAATATTTGTTAATATTGTATCAAGAATAGCGAATTATTATATGTTGAACAGTCCGTTGAATATTAAACAGACCACAGCATATGACCATGATTTACTAATTAAAAATGGTGGAGCATGAGCTGCACCAGTACGGACTATTAGTATAATAGTAGGAGTCAAAAATGGATTATGAAACCTACCATGAAAAATTTCTAAAACAATTCAATGAAAAATTAAACAAGGATATATTAGCCGACTTTAGGAGAGCCCGGTTAATATACACACATGAAAACAGCAGTATTTGTCCTGAATGTGGAGCCGATACAAAAATTGATTTGGATCATGGGGAAAAATACTGCACACAATGCGGATTAATAGTAAAATCTAGCATACACTATGTAGGAGTTATAAAAATTCATAGTCCATACGGCACACTACTATTTGGGTAGGACAATGGTTTATTTTTTTTTAATGGAAAAAAAGAGAGAGTAAAAATTTTATTAATCTCTTAAAAAAGAACACCGGGTAAAAAAAAACAACAGACTGTCAAAAATTTTCAATCAAAAATAGAGACCTCTATAAAAAAAAAATACAAACTTTTCCGCAAGGCAATGTTTTTTACACTTTTCGATAATAAAAAGATATAGCTCCTATTCTCTCTTTTTAATGTAGGTTCAAATCCTACACTACCCCATCCACAAAAAAATATAAAGGAATGATACATAATGGAATTCAACAAAAACAACCTATCAACAATATTCGTATTCATATACATGTTAATCGCACCATTACTCGTAAAATATGGGATTGACATAAATCAGGAACTATTCGTATCCGCAATGGTAGCACTCGTCGGATTAATCGGTGCAATATACAGTGCAATCCATCCGAACAAAATAAAAGCATTCGGAAATTCAGGTGATGAGGATGGAGGAGCATAAATGCATACACGAAAAAGAAATACAAGACTATGGAATACAAATAACCGAACTAAAAACCCGTAGCGATTACAAAGAAAAATCAATCATGGAAATCAAAGATGAACTAAAATATATTAAAGACAATATCGACGCAATAAACAATAATGTTAATAAACTAATACTAAAATCCAATAAAGAAGATAACAAACTAGAAGTAGAATTAACACAATTAAAAACACAACTAGATAACTTACAAACTGAATTAGACAATAAAGAAAAAGAATCAGATAAAAGAATCAACCGGATATTAGTAGTGGTTGGTCTTGTTTTTACTGCTATAACTATAGTAGTAAATATATTATTCCAAATTATATGATATAATATTATTTTTTTTTAAATGAAGTAACCATAAAAGCATAACACTGTTATAATTAACTTTTATTAACTTTTATTAACCTTTCAAGTGATACCCATGTCAGAATACGAAGACTACATACTACAATACTTCGCCGACGACAATGGAAAACTCGAAACCAACAAACCCAGAGAATGCAGATTATGCTGGATAAAAAACGGATACCCACCATTCGAAGAACTTGCAAAAATATGCAATTCCACATTAAAAACCATTAAAAATTATAGTAGTAATTTTAACTGGAAGGCTATCCGGCAGAAAGCAGAAGACCTTAAAATAAAAGCAGAACTGGAAGCTCAACAAGAAAAACAAAAAGAAAAACTGGAAAAATGGGATAAAGTCAATGAAGACTTACTTGAGGAACTCCAACAACAATTAGATGAAGTTAATGAAAAATTTGAATCTCCTGACATAACTGATGGTCAGGCAGCATTTCTCCGTAAAGAAAAAAGAGAGATTATTAAAGAAATACGTTCACTTCAATCAAATAGTTTAAGGACTGTTAATTTACCTGATAAGATTAATAATCTTCAAATGGATGCTGTATTGGATGCTAAAGTAGATGCTAATGTCACTGTTAATTTATTTGATAGAGTTAAACAAAAAAGGAAAGAGTTAAATGACCTCCATAGCAGTTGAAGAGCAAATAGTAAATCCGTTTACTGTCGAGGAATCTGCTCAATCCATAGAGGATTTAACACCCTATGATATTTACTCTACACTAACAGTTAAAAATAGTGTACCTGCAGAACATGTCTATGAATTATCAGAAGCATTAATGGATACACTATTAGATGATACAGCACCTAACAGATTATGCATAACTCAACCACCAAGAACTGCAAAATCCTCTACAATCACATTGTCATTTCCATTCTGGTTAATCTTAATGAATCCAGAACTAAATATTTTAATCGTTAACTATAATGAAACATTAGCTAAAAGGTTCGGTACACGATTAAGACAATTGTTTATTGATAACAAGGATTTATTAGCTTCACGTGATATTTACCTATCCAAAGCAGAACATGCTAAAGCATCATTCCGTTTTGAAAACAGTAAAGGAGAACTACTTGGAAGCATTAACCTGGTAGGTGTTGGAGGAACAATCACAGGTACTGATGTTGACATAGCTATATGTGATGATTTAATCAAAGGTTTCAAAGATACAACTCAAAGATTACTAGATGACTTATATGAATGGTTTAAAGAAATTATCATTCCTCGTCTAGAACCCCACAGTAAACTCTTTGTACTCGGCACCAGATGGCATACACAAGACATAATCGGGAGATTGAAAGAAGACAATCCCGAAAAATACCGATTCATCGAATTAAAAGCATTAAACGAAGACGGGTCTTGTATATGGCCTAACAAATATACTCCCGAATTCTTCGAAGAAAGAA